CATGTGCGTTTTTTTCAATGTACTCAAGGCACATTAGCAATGCTTCGTCTTTAGTCATGCTTGTCCCCAAATCAAATAGCCCATCAAGAGGCCAATCAAATAAGCTGCTATCGGTGTGTAGAACAAGTTGGGCATCCTGTTCATTGCACTCTCCCCCGCATAGCCTCAACCTGCGCTCGTTGTTGATCCATCAGGTAGTCCCGTTGCTTAACCGCTACTTCGTACATGGCGTGTAGGGTTTCAATCTGACCGCCCATCCTTTCCAACTCATCTGCCGCTTGCAAAATAACTTCCCTTGGGCAGAACTCATGGTTCAACCGCAAGTCTTCTATCAAAGCTTTTAATTTGTCGTTCATAGCGGCCTCCAAACGTAAAGATCCATCAGCACAACAATGAGTCCTAGAAGGAACATAATCCTTTCAAGCTTTTCCCAACGTGTCATCATTTGACCTCCTGATACGTATTGCCGATTTTGTAATCGCTGACCATGGGCACATCCATTGTCAATGCATTGCACATAGACCATGTTAGGCATTCAGCCTCACGCACCACATGCTCTTCCGGAGCTGAGATAACCAACTCATCATGCACGCTAAGCAGAAGCCTACTACCCTGACGTTTGCTTTGGTACAACAGCATGGCGGCCTTGGCTTGATCAGCCGCGGAGCCTTGAATCAAAAGGTTAACTCCTTTGTAGTCAAACTCCCTTAACCTGCCATTGATAATCTTAGGCGGTTCCATCTTGATAAGACGCCCGCCAATGGTTTTCAATGGTTGGTTTAATTTATACCTTGTCCGCATGGTGGTCTGCATTGTCTTGAGGCCCGGAGCCACCGCGGTGGTATATGTATCCACCAATGTCTTTGCCATTTCATAATCAATCTCCAGCATTTCACTGATTTTTTTAGGCCCAGCGCCGTAGAGAATAGCAAATGATACGCCTTTGGAGTAAGTCCTTGATACCTCACGGCCGCTGGCCTCGGTCATCATCTTGGCAGCGTAGGTATGCAGGTCAGCACGAGCGTCGGCTTGGTATTGCTTCATCAAATCACCGCCTTCAAAGTGCGCAAAGATACGCAGCTCTTGAGCGTTGAAGTCACATGCAATTAGCTTATGCCCTTCATCGGCTAGGATGAAGCTGCGGATGAGCGGGAGGGGTGCAACTTCCAAAGCAGGGGGAAGGGTAACTTTCGGATAACGGACAGGCGCATTTTGAAAGTTGGGTGTTGAGGAGAGTCGGCCGGTTCGTGTACCCCCACGTTCACCTCGTACACTGTTCCAGTTTGTGTAGATTCGACCTGTAGATGCAGAAGCTTGTAACCAGGGCTCAATGAAAGTTGACAAACATGTTGATAGGTTGGCTCTATATCTGAGGACATCTTTTAACTCCGCGTGTGTGATTAGTTCTTCAAAGGTTTCTTTGTCGGCTCTAGGTTGGCCTTTATCCGTGGTAGGCCACCCTTTATCTTTCAACCAGTATTCCGTGGGATAAATACTATTGACCAGCTCTTTATCGCTGTCAAGATTCAAATCAGGAGAACCTAACAATGCGCGAACCCAAACATTACACTTTTCAATATCTACTACTGCTTGCTCTTTTGCTTTTTGCAAACCGACTTGATCAACCCTTACACCTAACCGGGAGTTTTCAAGTAACATTGGAATCAAAGCCACCTCCCGGTGATAAGCCTCCTGCTGTGCAGGTAAAACCTGCTCGATGAGATACTCATAAAGCTTGCTTGTAAGCCGCACATCAGCTGCGGCGTATTTGCCTACCAATTCCACGGGGCCACGGGAGATGTATGCACCCCATGTAGACTTTTTACGACGTGCCTCATCAACATTAGCAAGGATCCACTCCTTCAGCTCATCCCTTTCATTAGGGGTATCCAAGCTCCAAGTAACAACCAAGTCTTTTAAAGAGAGAGATTGTACGTGTGGATCATGCAAAAAAGCAAGTATAAGAGTGTCATGTATGACTGTGGTATCCTGTGGGATGGGTACATCCAAATGCGTTGCAGCAACATCAAGGTCAAACATAGCGTTATGAAAGCAAATATCTCTGCCACTATCATAGATCATCTCCATCATAGCTTTTACAGCTGCTTGCGTTGTGTTATTGCCTGTGAGGTGGCCAAAGGCGTGGTAGCCGTCTGGGTATTCACCTTCAGGGTCGTAGACGGCCAAGCCAACTGGCACAGGAGGATACTCCGGCCGTGGGCCAATGGCCATTGTTTCAAAATCAAGATAGACAGGTTTCATAATAAAGGTGGGGGTACCGGTTGGTGACTATTTGCTACGCTCAACGGAATTGCTAGCTAGACGTACCGTTTATATACGCAGTTACTCAGGCTTGCGGCCCATGGCTTCACCAACTTTCCCCCCGTAATCCTTAGTACTTAGGGTTGCCATCCACAGCTGCGGCGGCATCAACTTCTTCGTTGACAGCACCGGCTGAGTCAATAGCTTTTTGCACTTCGGTCTTGGCACGCTCAATCAATGCGCCAATGACAGCATTATCTTCAATAGCCTTGACCATGTTGAAGACTACCTTGAACTGTGTCTTAGCATCTGCCACCACAGCCACTTCACTGATCACACCAAGCGGAGGACGCTTCAACGTAGCAGCAAGTGTTTGCGCGTATGTTGCGTAGTTCTTTAAGCTAGTAACAGGTGGACGCAATGCGGCAACCTCAGCAGCCTTGACAGCATCAACGCTGCCAATGCTATCAGCAGGAACTAAAAGCAAACGGCGTGTTTCACGGCAAGCTTTACCCTTGCCACCATTAGGCGCGGAGCCCCACTCATTCTTAGGGCAGCCTTCGCAGGTTGCGTGCTGAACTGCAGGTGATGCGGATGACGGGGCCATGCCTGTTGCCGTAGCGCTGATGGCAAAGCAATCAGGGCCTGTGACCTTGGTAGGATCATAACGGCTGCTGTAGTACAGACGCTCAATGGGAGCGGCCAATACGACGCAGGCCAGCTTGTTGCCAGTGATCACATCACCACGGTATGTGAGGTTACCCCCCTTGGTGGAAAGAAATGCAGTGGCGAGGCTGCTTTGCTCGGCCTTTACCGATTCAATGGCCAATGCGGCAAGCTGGTCTTCAAACAAAGCCAGTTGTGTAGTAGTCTTAGACATACGATTCCTTAAAGTTAAACAAGAGATTATTTACGACGAACGGTAAGTTCCCAGACCTCAGATGCTTCGGTCCCGGGGATGGCCTCACCAGCTTCCCACCGCTCACGGAAGGCTGTTGAGGAAAGCCGCTTATGCAGCAATTCGAATTGACCTGTCTGCGCGACATAGCCATAAAAAGCTTGCCAATCTTTGATGGCAGGGTGCTTGGTCATTTTCATAGAGCATGATGCTTTATCGGACGCAGCTTGGCTTATGCCTGCATCAGACATAAGGGCCATGATGTCACCTTCAAGGCGACCGAGCTTGGCCGTCATGTCTTTGATTGTAGTAGAAAGTTCTTCACGCGCATTTTTAGTTGCTACGTAATCATCAATCAATTCTTTAATGTTCATGGCTTTGCTTTCTGCTGTTCTGTTTGTATGATGGCCAACATCATGGCCTCGGGGGCTTGCCAACCCATAGGCTTGATGACGTCGTATTGCGAACCGCGCAACGATCTAATGTAATCATTGGCTGGTTCTTTGTTCATGTTGGCCTCGTGCACCACATTAAAAAGCTGGTCAAAAGGCAGGCCCATAGCGTGGCTGCAACCCATGGTGACGTAGACAAGATCGACCAAAGCATCAGCAGCATCAACAAGGCTATTCTCCTCGCAAGCACGAAGGTATTCACTAAGCTCTTCCATGATGAAGCGAGCAAAGTAACTGGCCTGCTCAGATGAAAGCAGGGTAGGTGTGGTGGAGATTGGCAAACCCATCTTGCGACGGAATGCCAATACTTTTTCTGAATTAGTCATATGCATAATCATTTGCTGTTGTAGCGCGGGCTGCGCATTCTTTTGACATAAGCGCCTCATACGCATTGCGATTGGCAGGGTTAAGCATTGCTGTAATGTCTTTGCCATCCATCAAAACGCAGTAATCAAAACCGCGATGCGTGGGAGTATACATAACAACAATGTCGCGTTCAATGTCGCCATCACCCCACTCGGCTTGCCAGTTGTCTAAGCCGTAATGGTCTAAGGAGTATTCGTATTCATCTGGCATGGTAGGTTTTGGTGTTGCGTAAATGACGTATGCGCTGAGGTGGCCAAGGGCGCGTGCTGCTGCCATGCGCAATTCTAATTGCTCTTTGTATGATGCCAAGGCAGTAGCATCAGCAGGTGCATTAAGAACAAAAGCCTCAATGCCTTGGTAAATTTCCTGCAGCTCGGTGAGAGGGATGGTTACAGTTTTAGTCATACGGCCTCCACTTGGTTGAGTAAGTCTTGCAACCACAATGGCTGCTGGTCTTTGCCTTTGTTGTACACAAGCG